CCTATTTTAAGGGGGGTTTAAGGAACAGAGTGCGATATAATAAAGCTAAGTATAAAAGATAAATTTATACTTTCGACCAAAGTACTTACTAATATATTTGTAATATGGCAACCAAAGAACAAAAATTGAACATTGCAGACATCACCTTCGACGATTTTATTGGTGATGGCTTAACTACTACAGAGGAAACTAAAGAGACCTCTGAAAACCTTGACACTTTAGAAGATGAACCAGAGGATACGGCTGATTCTGATGATGATGCAGATACTCCCGATTCTGATGATAATGATAATGAAGATACTGCTGATGAGGATAATAACGATGATTCAGACGGTGAAGAATATGATCAAAACTCAGATGAAGAAGTATCAATTGCTGAATCTATTGCAAAAGCTTTGGGATACGATATCGAAAACAACTACGAGGATACTGAAGAAGGTCTGGTAGAGTTTACTAAAGATATTGCTCAGAACATTGCAGAAGATCAAATCAATGAATTGTTTCAACAATTCCCTCTAGTTCAGAAACATCTTGACTTTGTAATGGCTGGTGGAGATTCAGAGAAATTCTTCCAAGCTTACAATCCTAACCTGGATTATAGCCAGTATGAGATTGACAAAGGAGATATTAGAACCCAAAAGGCTTTTGTATCTGAATACTTTAAGACTAAAGGGCATGACGAAGAGTTTATCAAAGACATGCTCGAAGATTACGAAGATTCAGGTAAGCTCTATGATAAAGCTACAATTGCTCAAAAGCAACTAGCTAATATTCAAAGAGAAGAAAGAGAAAGACTTGTAGAAGAGCAGAAGCAAATTCAAGCTCAAACTGCTAAGCAGCAACAAGAGTTTTGGGAGAATGTAGCTAATGTTATTGATGAGGGTAAAGAATTTGCTGGAATCCGTATCCCTGAGAAAGAAAAAGCAAAGTTTTTCGATTACATATCGGCCCCTATCAATAAGAGTGGAGCTACTAAAAGAGATGAAGATTATGCTAATGCCGAACTTGAAGTTAAACTAGCAGTTGACTATTTGATGTTCAAGGGCTTTAAGCTTAACGATATTATTAGCACTAAGGCTAAAACTGAAAGTGCTAAAAACCTTAAAGAGAAGTTGATTAACCAGCAAGAGAGGGTTAAGAACTACGGAAAGGTTGAAAAGAAATTAACGAAATTTGATCCAGACAAACTGGATATGAAGAGGCTGTTTGAATAAACTCAAACAACAATTAACTTTTAAAATTATATAGATCATGGCACTAATGCAAGTACTTAAGACCTACTATAATGATGCTCAAATGACTGACACTAACTCGTTGGTTAATGCACTTATGGAACGTCCAGCGGAGCTCTCTCCGATTATTACTCATTTGGCTGGTCGTGAGGAGAAAAAATTCCCGTTGTCTTTCTTGACAGAAGGTGTTGGTAATACTCGCTCAATTGACCGTTATGAGTACGAATACCGTGTGAAAACACACGAAATTAATGTTCGTCCTGTTATCTCAGCAGCTCCTGCAGCAGTTGTAGGTGCAGGAGGAGCACCTTTCACTCTTACTTTCCCTGATAAGTGGTTCATTTTCCCTTACACTTTGGTATCTCAGTCTGGTGCTCTTGTTCGTATTATGAACGAACCAGTAGCTGATGGTGCAGGTTGGAAATACACTTTGAAGATTGTATCTCCTGATACTCCTAATGTAACTGTTGCTGATTGTTCTCCAGGTGCCCTTTGGGGTATGTTGTATGCTAACGTGGGTATTGACTTCTCACGTGGTAATGCATCTAACTGGACTGCTCCAGGTCTTGTTCGTTCTAAGATTGGTACTGTACGTAAGTCTTACCACTTCTCTGGTAACGCTAAAGATTATGTAGCTCAGTTCGAATTGCCTTTGAAAGAAGGTTCTAAGACTAAGTTGTGGATGGATTACGAAGAGTACCGTCACATGCTTAAGTTTAAAGAAGAGTGTGAAATGTACTACTGGTATGGTCAGAAAACTCACGATGCATCTGGTACTTCTACTATGCTCGATGAAAACGGCCAACCTGTAATCTCAGGTCCTGGTTTGCTTGAGCAAATCATTAATAAGGACACTTACTCTACTCTTACTCAAGCTAAACTTGAGGAGACTATCGGTGATTTGTTCTATGGTATGACTGATGCAACTGATAAGCAAGTGACTTTGTACACTGGTATCGGTGGTGCTCGTGAATTTGACCGTGCACTTAAGTCTTACTACTCTGCTAATTCTTACCTTCAAACTACCCAGCCAACCTTTATCACTGGTTCTGGTCGTAATTTGGGTATTACTGGTTACTTCACTACTTATGAGCACGTAGATGGTCATAAAGTAAATGTAGTTAAGTCTCCTTTGTTTGATCACGGTCCTGTGGCTCAAGCTTCTAAGAAGCACCCAGTATCTGGTCTTCCACTCGAGTCTTATCGTATGGTGTTTGTTGACCAGTCTACTTATGATGGTGAGAATAACCTTCAGATGGTAAACAAAAAAGGTCGTGAAATGCTCCGTTGGTGTGTAGCAGGTTCAGTAGTTCCAAAAGGATTTACTGAAACTGACACTAGAGCTAGTGATATAGACGGTGCTTCTGTTCATATGTTGAAGACCGCTGGTATCTTGCTTCGTCGCTTCGATACTAGTTTGGACCTTCAATGTAATGCATCGTAATTTTTATTTGGTTTGCATTAAAAAGGGGGGTAACCATTCCCCCCTTTTAAACATAAAACCCTAGGTTATTCTTTCTCCTAGGCTTAACTAAAACAAAAAGAACACTATTATGGATAAAAAAATTTTTATTAGAAGAAAAGAGGTTCTAAACCACCTTCCAAAGGAGATTAGAGCTGGAGCTAAAGTTAAAATCGGATCTATTTTCGTAGATCGTCTCCCACTCAAAGGAGTAGATGGAGAAGAAGAAGCTAAATTATTGAAAGGAATTGTAGATGTTCCAGCAACTCACCAAGATTGGCCAGCAAAAACTAAAGACTTTTGGGCTAGCCTTAGCTTAAAAGTGCCTTTTGAGGGAGTTGAATTGAACATTGGTACCCATGATGATGGTACCCCAGTAAGTCCAATGGACTACATTTACTGGAAATGGTGCATGAAACATAGACAAGTAGCTATTTCTGAAGAAGAAATGAATACAGATCCAGCTAAAAAGTTCTATATTTATGACCCACAAAAGGACTTGTTGAAGAAGAACGAAAAGGTACAAGTTAAGAAAGATGCTGACAAGGAGTTTATCAAACTCAGTGGCAACATGGATAAGGTTAAAATGCTGACTAGAGTTCTTATGGGAACAGACCCAGAAAGACTTTCAGCTATTGAACTTGAGAATAACTTGTATGACTATAAAGAAAAGAATCCAGAAAGGTTTTTAAAATATAGTCTAGATGATAACCTTGAATTGAGAGCTGAAATTGAAACTATGGTTGAAAAGTCAGTTCTTCGTAAGATTGGAAACCAACTAATCTATGAAGATGAGACTATCGGAGAGGATATCAAAGATGCAATCGTATATTTCAAAAATAAGAAAAACTCAGGTCAAGTAAATATCATGAGAGCTAGACTCCAAGAAGTGATATAAATGACTGTAAACGAGATGCATATAGCTGTCAACCTGGGGGTGCAAAAACTTGCATCCTTCCAGGCTGACAATCTGTTACCTGAAGAAATTGACTATGAGTTAAATCTTGCTACTATGAGATTCATAAAGCAAAGATATAATCCTAGTTCTAATAGACAGGGTAAAGGCTTTGAACAGTCTCAGAAAAGGATAGATGATTTAAAGCATCTTGTTACTAGACAAGATGGTAGTACAATTAGTTATGGCTATTTATCTGATGGTTTAGGGAGATACATATATACTGGTAACTATAGCAACATATATGTAGATAGGTATACTCTTCCTCTAGATTATATGTTCCTAGTAAATATTACTGCAGAAGTATACTACAACTGCAACACTTCAATATTTACTAACTATATTCCTCAGAATCAAAGTATAAACATAGTTAAATTAGATCTTACTCCTCCAGAAAGAGGATTTTTTCTAACTCAAATAGAAAGATGGGATACCCCGTCTAATATGTTTATTCAAGTAACTAACACTCCATTAGGAGAGGAAATAACCAGAGATCTTCTAATTAATCAAAATACATACTTCAATATCCCAGGATTAAAAGTAGCAATAAATGATTTTAGAACTGGTAATTTAGATGATACTGCACAAGAAAGTGCTACTGTAGATAGCAATACAATATATCTACAAAAGATAACTCCATTTGATACAGATCCTGCTACAGGATACTATCTAAGATTAACATGGATAAATGCAAATGAGGGAATGTCTAATCCTATTTATCAGAGTATTAATACATTGGTTAACAGCCAAGATATGTTGCAAAGGACAGCTCCAACTGCATCTAAAAGATTGAGTTTTTGTAAATATGCACAACATGATGATATTATTATTATGATGGAAGATCCATTTAATATCACAGATTACAGAGCTCCTATCTATACAATAAGAGAAAATTATATAGATCTGCATACGGATGACACTTTTGTTATCCCCACAGTATTTATTAACTATATTAGAAAGCCAAAAGACATATCATTAACCACAGGAACAGGATGTGAACTCCCTATCCATACCCATGATGAGATTGTTGAAATGGCTGTAAAGAGCATACTTGAGGGCATTGAGTCCCAAAGGTATCAGTCACAATCAATGGAAACATTTGAAAGTGAATAACTAAAATCAATGTTTAACGCCTAAATTAATTAAAAATGGCACCTCAAAATTTAAATCAGGTATTTGTAGTAAATAATCCTGATATGATTTCTACGACTACTTTTGCTAACAATGCTGCAGCAAACGTATCGCAGTTTTCAGTATGGAATGTAGATTCTTCTACAAACTTTGTTACAGCACTTCGTACCGCTGGAGTTTGGAATGCAAAAAGAATTCAAATTCTCCAAACTATGCCTAGTGGTAATCCTATTGCTACTCCAATCATTGATACTGACCTTATCAAAAGAATCAACTATCGTGAATGGACTTCTGTAGTTCCAACAACTGCTACTCAAACTGTAGATTTTGGAGCTACTTCTACTAAAAGTGTTATGATTCGTATTGCACTTCGTACTGCTCCTACTGCTTATGAGCACTATGTAGATCCTACCGATGGTACTTTGGATTTAAGTGGTGGTGGTTATGCTTTCCCATTAGTTGGAAACTTTTCCGCAGGTCGTATGATTTTCAATGTTGAACTTGCTGCTGGTAGTGAAACTGCTCTTACTACTGCCCTTACTTCTGCAATTGCTAACAACAAAACATTGAATGCAATTTTTAGTGCTACAGACAATGGAGCTTCAGGATGTGCAATTACTGCTCGTCACTATGGAGTTGAATTCGATGTTACATCTAATTACTCAGATGGTACAGGTGCTTTTGGTACAGTAACCGCTTCTCGCACTAATGCTTCTAGCAACTATGTACAAGCTTTGTCTGCTGAAAAAGCTCAACGTGCTCGCTACGGTAACTTCAACCGTATGTACTTCCCATTCAACTTCCCAACTTTTGCTCAAGCTGGTTACAAGTATGATGTACTTGAAATTCAGTATGAACACGATTGGCCAAGTTCTACAGGAATTGCTCGTGCAGGAGAATTGAATACTGTTAAAATTTACTTTGGAGCTAGTAGCACTGCTCTTGCTTACGCTGCAGCTGCTACTGGTACTGAAGTAGCTACAGTATTTGGATTTACTGGTGGTACTGATTCAGAGCAGATATTCTAATCTAATTAAATTGAAAAGTAGGGGAGCAATCCCCTACTTTTTCTTATCTTTACAAAAACTATAAGCTAATGCCAGCTGTAATTGAATCAGTAACTATTTCTCCAGATTCTAAGAATCTAACAGCCATAGTAAGTGGAATTCCTACAAGTGATTCTCTTACTTATTATAATTATACTACTGGAACTACTGAACCAAGTGGCACTATTGCTTCTGATGCAAGTGATGTATTAACTTGGAGCTTATCATCCGTAGCAGTAGGTGAAGATTTTAATGGGGTTATAAGCATAACTTTAAGTACTGGAGAAACTGGATATGCAGTAGGAACTGCAGAAATAGATTGTTGTATAGCAGGATTGGTAGAAAGAGCAATTGCCTGCACATGTCAATGTGATAGATGTGATGAAGATTTAAGAACTGCACAAAAGATAAACCTACTTATACAAGGTTCTAAACATGCAGCATTTAGTTCTGCTAATATTAAAGATTCTATTAATAAATATAATAAAGCTAAAAGCTTTTGCACTGAAACATGTGCATGTGGCTGTTAATACAATAACTAATGGCTGAAATTTGTAGAGTTTGTGGAACTGAAGGAACAACTACTCCATGTGATGGAGCAGTGATAAGTGTATATGATGGCTCTGTAAGACAAACTTTTGAAGTAATACCAAATATAAGGCTATCAGAGGATGGATCTACTTATATATATTACTTCTCATATACTAGTTACGAAGGAACTTTTTATTTTTCAATATTTTCTAGAGACTCAGGTGCAAATTGGCAATTTATTCAAGATAGTAATCAAGTTGTAGGATCTACTGCCCCAGGAGTTGGAGTAGCAGTATGTGCCCCAGAAACAGGTTGGGTTTCAACGGGGGCTTTAAAGATGTCTGTAACTGGGATAGAAAATAGACTTATCCCTATAGATTCTGGAAATCCTATATTAGATTGTAATACATCAGTAGATGTACCAATTGTAGCAAATAAACTAGATTATAGCACAGTACTAGAAAATCTTAAGAGCTGTTTTAATACTAAAGTTACTGCATACTATAACAAAATTACTGGGGGTGTACCATGTAGTGACTTAGAATTAACTAAAATGGAATTAATTCTAAGTCTATTACAAAAAAAGAATTGTGACTCTAGAGCTCTTAACTGTATTTATAATAGAACATCCACTCCAGGAGTGTCAT